CGATCGGCGTCAGGTTGTCAACGGTGCGCTTGTCGGTCAGCGCTACGCCGGTCATGTTGCCATAACGGCACGGAGAGCCGCTGGTTGGGCTGGCGGGTGCGCTGGCCACTACCGCCAGTTTCATCTCGCCATCGAAAACCTCATTGTTTGCCATAACTTCACCTCGTATATTTGCTTTTTACGCTTTGCGGTTTACAGGAACTAAGACCGTCCTAGTTCCGTCCCTTGGCCGCTTTCTTGGCCGTTTTTTCATCCAGGCCGAGCGCAACGAAGCTCTCTTCCAGGCTCTCCTGAACTGTTTCGCCTTCAGGTTCTTCGTCGTCTGCGGCGCTTTCTCCGAGGCCCTTGATCGTGCCGATGCCGGTCGCCTCGGTCAGGTACTTCACTTCGGCCTTGACCGCTTCGGTGATCTGCTTCCCGAAGGCTTCCACATCCAGCTTGCCGTCCTTGACCGGCGCCTTATTGACCAGGTTTTCGATCAGGCGTGCTTTGGTAACGTCCGGCAGGGAACTCTTGGCCAGGACCGTCCCGGCCACGTCCTTCGCCTCGCGCAGGATCAGAGCTTCCTGCTTTTTGGCATTATCGGCCTTCGTCTCGTCCAATTGCTTCTGGAGCGCGGCATTGGCTTCTTGCAGTTCTTTCTCGTTCATACCTTCCTCCTGATTAGGATGGACTGCAGTTTCCTGTGCAGTCTTTAGATTGGTAACGGCTGGCATCTGCCGCGCCGCCTCGAACAAACTTAGGATCTGGCCGCCCGCACCTGGCACGGTCACGAAATCCACACTCCTGGCCGCCGATAGCTCGCTGATGATCGGCCCACTTTTGCCTTCCGCCTGGCCGGATTGGGCCTTGCCCAGCGCCCGGATGCTCACGCCGATCGAGCCTGCCAGGTCATCCACAGAGGCCTTGTATGCTTCAAAAACCCTGGCATCTGCGTACAATCCTGGACCGGCCGCACCATTGGCCTGCCAGGCTGCATCGGATGTCAGCTCGGCCGCCAGGTCATTCAGATCCCGCTCCGGTCGCTCAGCTTCCTGCTGAGGAGTCGGATGGTTCCAGTACATCTTCAGGCCTTTTGTAAAGACCTGCGGACCATCCCGTTTCAAAACCTCGGTGGGGTAGAAACCGCTCGATCCCCAGCCTGGCTGGATGATCTTGATCGGGATCGTGCCATCCTTGCGGACCGCTTTCTCCATCAACGGGATGAAATCCCCGGCCAGGCTGGCCTCCTGCAGGGTGACCGGATCACCGGACTCGCTGACTCCTGCCTGCGCCATATCCGCTTGTTGCCACGGAGCCCGTCCTTGCATGTCCGGGCAATTCTCGTCGATGACCTTCCGGAAGACGGACATGGCCTGCTCGATGGCGGGCAGCAGGGCAGTGCGCTCGTTACTGGTCAGGTATCCGCCGCCGAACTGATCGTCCACCATTCCGACCATGTTCTGGTGCATGCGTGCTTCCAGCCAGTCGCCCAGGTTGGCCGCCTCGGTCAAGGCCTGCAGGGACGCAACGTTGCTGCGCCCTGCCTCAGTCTCCGCCGCCAGATCCGACCAGTTCTTCTTCAGCGCCGCTTCCAACTTATCGGCGCTGTCGTGGATCTCCTGCGGCAGATCCTTTTCGGCCATCAGGCTCTTGAGTTCCTTGATCAGGGATTGCGCCCGGCTCTTCACGGTTGGGGCTTCCTGCAGGCGCAAGGCCTCGGTCAAGGCCTGAACTTCCGATCCCTTCAGGTCGTCCACATCCTTGATGTATTTCACAGCTTCGGAGATCTCCGCCTCGCTCATGGACTCTGCCAGACCGGCATCCTTGCGGTGCGCCCGTAGGTGCGCTTCCACGCCTTTCTTATCGCCTGAGGGGATATTCGTTCCTGACAGCCTGGCCAGGGCATTGTTTACCCCGGCGATCACAGCCGCCGTGTCCGTGCCCGGTTCGTGGTGCGGATCCTTATAGGACGATTTGCGGGTCATATCTCCGCTGTCGGCCTTCCAGGCGTGCATATAGGTCAGGACCTTTTCGTTATTCGGTGCGTCTGCCACCGCCTTCGGCCCATCCCAGGCACTCTTGGTATCGGTTTTCGTGTGATGAATCGCAATTGCGCCCATACTCAACTTCCTTTCCTTCTGGATTTCATACTGCATCGGCAGGCCGGGTGACCCAGTGGCCGCATGTGACCGCTTGGAAATGGATCATTCAGCGGGATCCAGCCAGCCTCTTCATTCGGTGCGCAGACCGTTTTGCTGACCTTGTCGTCTCCGACTGTGCTCCAATACTTTTCCATCTCCAGCCCGGCCGCACGCATATCCTGCGCCACTTCCAGGTTGCCCTCTTCGTAGGCATTCCCGATCTCGGTAACGGCCACCATGTGCGCCCGGCTGTCGATGTGTGCCTGCGGCTCGCCCACCGCAAACTGCTCGAACTTGGTTGTGATCGCCTCGGCCGTCTTGTCGTAACTCCAGCCGTTATCCGCTGCTTGTGTGATGATCGTCTGTAATTGATCCCTGGTCGTATCGTTGATCCCGCTCACCAGATTTGCGCCATAATCCTGCAGGTAGGCCACCGCCCGGGGATTATCAAGGCTGAACGACAACTTCATTCCGATGTCGGAAATGGCGCTGATCGCCCCGATCTGCAAAGCCTGCTCCACCGCCTGGTTGATCGGGTCCGAGAATAACTTGACTGTGCCCTGACTGACCTCGTACCAGATCACCAGCCAGTCCAGCGGACCGAGCGCTTCCTGCAGGGGAGTGGTAAGGAACGCCGCATGCCCTTCGAAGCCCTCGGCAAAGCGGCTCCTCAGCTGCTCCCGGAACTTGCGTAGGAACCTGGCGCCCTGCTCCTGGAATGCCTTGCGCAGCGAAAGCTCCAGCCGGTGCATCAGCGGTTCCACCCGCTTCTGCCCCTTGGCTATCTTCGTCGCTTCCAGGAATTCCAGCAGTGCCAGATCCAGCTCGTCCATTACTTTCCATCTGCCTTTTTGAATGCTTCCGCCAGTTTCAGGATGGCCGCCTTCATGCGGTCTGCGCTGGCGGTTTCCTTCGAGGTGGAGTCAACGCTGGCGGTTTCATCCGGATACAGCGCCGTCATGAGCTCATCCACATCATCCTGCGCCAGGCCGCTCAAGAGCAGGCGTGCCACGATCGGCTCATCGAAGATGGCAATCGGCTTGCCGTTCAGCGTGACCGCCTCGACAATCGATTGGATCGTGGCCAGCACGTCCCGTTCCAAAATAGGCGGGAAATCGATATCCAGGTGCGGATCTACGCCGTCCGACCACTGGATGACTTCCTCGAGCTCGCCGTTGTCAGAGGTCTTCATGACCGTTGCAACATCCTTGAGCGGTTCATCGCTCGCATTCGCTGCCGCAGTAATAACGAACATGATGATGTCGTGCAGCACATCCATCCACATCGTCTGGCGGTTGCGCATCATCAGCTCGGTTGGCCGGTCGAGGGTCTTGCCGGTGGCCAGTGTGCCCACGCTCACGTCGCCGAAATAGGTCTCGGGCAGGCCTGCGCTGGCTGCCACCATCAAAAGCAATCTGCGCCCATCCTCCGCCGAAACGTTCGCGCCCCTCAGCTGCATCGGCTCCAGATCGTGCCCTTCCCCGATGATCGCCGTGGAGGCCGTCACAGGGGGTGGGTTGGTCTCGATCCCGATCCCTTCCGATCCGGTCCCAAGGGTGGTGCCCAGCTTGGCTTTGGCGGCCGCCACACCCTTCTTGCCGCCGCGTGTGGTCAGTTTCCAGGCAAACCGGCTGTATGCTCGCGTGAGGGAGCTCCAGTCTTCCAGGAACTCCTTATAGGCCCGGGCCCAGTCGATGGACGCGTATACTTCCGACACCCCGAACTTCCAGCCTGCCAGGCCGCCTGATTTGACATGATAGATCGGGCTGTCCCATTGCACTGGCCATTTGCCGATCTTGGTCGGTTTGGTGGTCGGCTTGTAACGCCAGTCCGGGTAATAGGCCTGCTTGGAGACAGACTTCAAATTGCCGCTGGATATATCCAGCTGCTTCTCGCTCCATTTGCGGTGGTAGTACCACGGGCTCTTGGCATCCTGCGGGTTCGAGATGATCTCGTAGATCTCGTCGGTAGGGATGGTGCGCACTCGCACACGCCCATCCGTCGGCCGGGTGAAAAAGACAAAAAACAGGTTGCCATCCACCGCCAGGTCGATATCCTTCTGAAAGCGTGCGCCATGGCTTGTCAGTTCACTGCGATTTTTCTCGTCGTCCCAAAAGGCCTGCAGGACGGCATTCAGGCGCTTGTCCTTGGCCCGCACGGTAATGCCCT